TGGAGAGATTCGTCGTCACGCCTCTATCACTCAAAAGGTTGAAGAAGAGATGGAGAAAAGAAAAGAGAAACGCGGCGCATACACTAAGGAAGATGTGTTGCGTCAACTGGAAGAGCAAATCAAGAAACTGGGAGGTTGATACATGACTATAAAACTTTTACAATTAAAATCTGGTGAAGACGTTATCGCAAACGTAGAAGAAATGTCTGTTGGTGAAGACGCTGAGAAGCGTATCATTGGATATTATCTGAATAAGGCATGTGTGGTTAAACTGAGAAATCCTAATCTAAAGGAAAATAAGAAGGGTTATGAAGTATCTTTATTTCCCTGGATGCCCTTATCTGCAGAAGATACTATTCCTATTGTTGCAGACTGGGTAGTGACTATTGTAGAACCTGTAGAAAAATTAGTTCAAATGTATACGGAGGATGTTGTAAATGGAACGAATAATCAAAATAATTCTGTTGACGAACAGTGAGAGACTGATCAGTCAGATTGAAGAAGTTGGTGCTGATATTGGAGAACCTGACTGTAAGTTAATCAACCCAATGGAAATCTGTGAAGGTAATAGTCTTGCCCCTTGGATGATAGATCACACTAAACAGGATACATTTATGATTAACTCTGATAAGATTATAACTCTTGCAGAACCCACGCCTACTTTACTTGAAAAATACATCGACCTTACAAAATAATGGCACTTTCTGAAAATACGCTTTCTCATTTGCTGGAAGCAGAATCTCATCTTAGAGCAGCAATTAAATGTGCTGCTGTAAATGAAAAACCATTTGTTGTCAAGCAACTATCAGACATACTGATGAATATGGAACAAACTAAAAAGTTTGACGAAATCATGGATATGTTGGATAATAGAAAACCTGGATCTAACGGTAGGTTTGGTTCTTTTTTTAATGATGATGACGAATGAAATTTTACACTAATGTTCAAATGATTGGTAATCAATTTCTCGTTCGGGGAGTTGAAAATGGTAAAAGATATGAATATCGCGATGATTTTTATCCATCCGTATTTGTTAAGACAAAAAGAGATTCCAAGTATAGAACATTAAATGGTGAACCTGTAGAAGAAGTAAAACCTGGTAATGTACGTGACTGTAGAGATTTCTATAAGAAGTATGATGAGGTTGACGGATTTGATATCTATGGAAATGAAAGATATATCTATCAGTATATTTCAGAAAATTACTCCGAAGATGAAATTAAGTTTGATATCAATCAAATCAAACTGATTACGCTTGATATCGAAACAACGGCAGAACACGGATTTCCTGATGTTGAATCTGCCATTGAAGAAATTCTTGCGATTACAATCCAGGATTATACAACCAAGAAGATTACTACTTGGGGTGTAAAACCTTTCTTTAATAAGCAAGAGAATGTAACTTATTATCATTGCCATACTGAACAAGAACTTCTCAGTCATTTCATTAATTATTGGATGGTTGATGTGCCTGATGTGATTACTGGTTGGAACATTCAGTTGTTCGATATTCCATATATCTGCAAGCGACTCAATCGTGTTCTTGGTGAAAAGTTAATGAAGCGACTTTCCAATTGGGGTCTGGTGACTGAGGGAGAAATATTCATCAATGGTCGTAAGCATGTTACTTTTGATATTGGTGGGTTGACTCAGCTTGATTATCTTGACCTGTATAAGAAGTTTACTTACAAGGCACAGGAATCATATCGACTAGATTATATTGCTGAAGTAGAACTGGGTCAGAAGAAACTGGATCACTCTGAGTATGATACCTTCAAAGATTTCTACACTCATGGTTGGCAGAAGTTTATTGAATACAATATCGTGGACGTGGAACTGGTTGACCGTCTTGAGAGCAAGATGAAATTGATTGAACTTGCATTGACGATGGCATATGAGGCAAAGGTGAATTATGCTGATGTGTTCTATCAGGTTCGTATGTGGGATAATATCATCTACAACTATCTGAAGAAGAGAGATATTGTAGTTCCTCCCCGCAAGAAAGGAAGTAAGAGTGAGAAGTATGCTGGTGCATATGTGAAGGAACCGATTCCTGGTAAGTATGATTGGGTTGTGAGTTTTGACCTTAATAGTTTGTATCCTCACCTGATTATGCAATATAATATCTCCCCAGAAACTCTTCTTGAGGAGCGACATCCTACTGCCACAGTTGATAAAATACTTAATGAGGAAATAAGTTTTGAGTTGTATAAGGACAAGGCTGTCTGTGCTAACGGTGCTATGTACCGTAAGGACGTGCGTGGGTTCTTGCCTGAACTAATGGAGAAGATGTACGGAGATAGGGTTATCTTTAAAAAGAAAATGCTTAAGGCAAAGCAAGATTATGAAAAGACCCCAACAAAAGCATTGGAAAAGGAAATCGCCCGTTGTAATAATATTCAGATGGCTAAAAAGATTTCTCTCAACTCTGCTTATGGTGCCATCGGTAATCAGTATTTTAGGTACTACAAACTGGCCAATGCGGAGGCGATTACGCTTTCTGGTCAGGTTTCTATTCGTTGGATTGAGAATAAGATGAATCAATATCTAAATAAGATACTGTCTACAGAGGAAATTGATTATGTCATCGCCTCAGACACTGATTCAATATATCTTAATATGGGACCTCTTGTTGATAAATTTTTTGCTTCTAAGTCTAGCGACAAAGCAAGGATTGTGGGGTTACTTGATGTGGTCTGCAAAGAAAAGTTGGAACCTTACATTGATGCCTGTTATTCGGAACTGGCGGAGTACGTATCGGCGTATGACCAGAAGATGCAAATGAAGCGTGAGAATATTGCTGATCGTGGTATTTGGACTGCAAAGAAGCGATATATTCTCAACGTTTGGGATAGTGAAGGTGTTCGTTATGAAGACCCTAAACTAAAGGTGATGGGTATTGAATCAGTCAAATCATCCACACCTGCACCTTGTAGGAAGATGTTGAAAGAGGCATTCAATATTCTGATGACTAAAACTGAAGATGATCTTATTGATTACATTGATAAATGTCGTCGAGAATTTAAAACACTTCCTCCAGAATCTATCTCTTTTCCACGGTCAGTTTCTGATGTGGTAAAGTATAAATCTTCTTCTGACATCTATGTCAAGGCAACACCAATTCATGCTAGGGGAGCACTGTTGTTTAATCACTACATCAAAGAGAAAAAATTGGATAATAAATATTCTTTGATTAGGAATGGGGAGAAGATTAAGTTCTGCTATTTGAAGAAACCGAACATCATTCACGAAAACGTTATCTCCTTTATTCAGGAGTTTCCAAAGGAACTTGGACTAAATCAATATATTGATTATGACCTTCAGTTTGAGAAATCATTCTTAGAACCACTGAAAGCAATTCTAGATTCTATTGGTTGGAAGGTAGAAAGGGCAGTTAGTTTGGATTCATTCTTCTCCTAAACAACTAAAAAAATGGATTCAAACCATTCTCAGTTGCTCAGGGTTCAGTCTCTTCAATAGTCGCTCTCAATGCTACTCAAGATGCAAGACTAGCTACCACATCATCTTCTACTATATAAGATTGACTTTCAGACCTAACTAGAGTATACTAACTACGATATGCTCTAGACTATGGACTTCCTGAAAGAAATTGTAAAAGAGATTGGGGACGAATATACACAACTTGCTGCAGACATTGATGAAACCGAAAGATATGTTGACACGGGTTCGTACATTTTTAACGGACTCGTTTCAGGTAGTATTTTTGGTGGTGTATCTGGGAATAAGATTACTGCCATTGCTGGCGAGTCTAGTACTGGCAAAACTTTCTTTAGTTTGGCAGTTGTCAAGAACTTCCTGGATTCTAATCCTGATGGGTATTGTTTATATTTTGACACTGAAGCCGCTGTTAACAAGTCTCTACTCGCAAGTCGTGGGGTAAACCTTGACCGCACAGTAGTTGTCAATGTGGTTACTGTTGAGGAGTTCCGAAGCAAGGCACTCAAGGCAGTAGATATGTATCTCAAAACGCCTGAGGAAGATCGCAGACCCTGTATATTTGTGTTAGATTCTTTAGGAATGCTTTCTACTGAGAAAGAGATTACTGATGCCCTGAACGAAAAGCAAGTTCGGGACATGACCAAATCTCAACTCATCAAGGGTGCATTTCGTATGCTGACGCTGAAACTAGGTCAAGCAAACATTCCAATGATTGTTACCAACCACACCTACGATGTCATCGGTTCTTATGTTCCTACGAAAGAAATGGGTGGAGGTAGTGGTCTCAAATATGCTGCGTCTACGATTATCTATCTGTCTAAGAAAAAAGAAAAAGATGGAACTGCAGTTGTCGGAAATATTATCAAGGCAAAGACTGCTAAGTCGCGTTTGAGTAAGGAGAATAAGGATGTGGAGATACGTTTGTTTTATGATGATCGTGGTCTTGATCGATATTATGGTCTTCTTGAACTGGGTGAGATTGGTGGACTTTGGAAAAATGTAGCAGGTCGTTACGATTTGGGTGATGGTAAGAAGATTTATGCAAAACAGATTCTGAAAGAACCAGAAGTATACTTCACTGAAGAAGTGATGAAACAGTTAGATCAAATTGCACGAAAGGAGTTTAGTTATGGAGAAAGTTGAGTTTCTAATTCTTAGAAACCTTCTACACAATGAAGAATATCTCCGAAAAGTAATTCCATTTATCAAATCTGAATACTTTGAAGACAATCAACAAAAAATTATCTTTGAAGAGATTCAAAATTTTGTTGAAAAATACAATCAAATAGCAACTAAAGAGGTTCTCTGCATTGAAGTAGAGAATCGTAATGACATTAATGATTCTTCTTTTAAGGAAATAGTTGGTTTAATTACCTCACTTGAAGATGAATTATCTGAATTTGAATGGTTAGTAGATACCACAGAAAAGTGGTGTCGTGATCGTGCTATATATCTGGCACTTATGGAATCAATTGCATTAGCAGATGGTACTGATGAGAAGAAAGGCAGAGATGCGATTCCTTCTATTTTATCTGATGCTTTAGCAGTGAGTTTTGATCCCCATGTTGGACATGATTACTTAGCAGACTATGAACAGCGTTATGAAACGTATCACAGAAAGGAGGACAGAGTTGAATTCGACCTTGAATATTTCAACAAAATCACGAAAGGTGGTTTACCTAACAAGACTCTTAATATCGCGCTTGCTGGTACAGGTGTCGGCAAGTCTTTATTCATGTGCCATGTTGCTAGCTCCGTGTTGCTCCAAGGACGAAACGTTCTCTATATTACAATGGAGATGGCAGAAGAGAAGATTGCTGAACGAATTGACGCAAACCTCCTCAACGTCCCGATTCAAGAAATTGGTGAACTTCCAAAAGTAATGTTTGAGGATAAGGTGACCAAACTGGCACAAAAAACGCAGGGTACTCTTATAATTAAAGAATATCCTACGGCATCTGCACATGCAGGACACTTTAGAGCACTTCTTAATGAACTTGCACTTAAGAAGTCATTTAGACCTGATATTATTTTCGTTGATTACCTTAATATATGTGCTTCCAGCAGGTATCGCGCAGGCAGCAATGTCAATTCATATACAGTTGTCAAGGCTATT